GCAGCGGCAATCCTGCCATGCCCCGCGATGACATTGAACTCCCGGTCGATGATGACCGGGTTGATGAAGCCGAACTCCCGCAGGGATGAGCGGAGCTTGGCAAGCTGCTCCGGCGAGTGTGTCCGCGCGTTATTCACATACGGCACCAGCTTCCCCAAAGGGATGAGCTGCATTTCGGTTGTCGTTTTTCCCATTTTCCTCTACACTCCTTTCCTTGCGCGGAGCAGCCGCTCCATCACATCATCCTGGGGCGTGTTCCCCTGGAACTCCACCGAGCAGTTCTCCTTCACGATCTGGTATATCTGCATCCAGCAGTAATTGGTCTGCTTCATGTAGGACTGGCTCATGGTGACATAAGGAGAAGCGATGGCAGCCCCCGTGGTCGGGTGCTTCGCAAGGAAGCCAGTGGAGGATACGATCTCCTCACACTGAATCCACCGGGACACGCTCATGGCGTACTGCTCCACCATCTGCACAGTGACCAGCTTTTCACAGCCCCTTGCTTTCAGCCAGACATAGGTTTCCTGGTACACTTCCTCCGCCACCAATTCCCGCCCGCTCTTCTGCGGGGATTTCAGGAAGTCCTTCACGGGCGGCACATCCATGCCTTCCAGTTCGGCAGGCTCCATCATGACCGCTGCCGCTTTCCCCTCGCTGATCTTCTCCGTGAGCGCCTTCGGCTTGCGCCCTGCCCCCGGCCTTGCGCCGCCACGGTTGCTGCCGTCTTTTGCCACCGTTTCCACCCCGTTTCTTTGATTTCGTTTGAAAAAACGCTGCGGAAATCAAACGCCGCAGCACCGTAAAAAGTACCGTAAATCAAGGAAAAATCCCATGTTTGAAAGCCGGGGCAATTCCCCGTTTGATTTCCGGTTTTTATGCGTGACACCCCACGCCCGTTCCCCGGCGGATCCCTTGTGGAGATTCCGGCCGCCCCTCCGGCTGGCAGAAATCTCTACAAAGGGCCCGTACATAACAAGTTAATGCTTATTCCATCGGTCGCCGCGCTCCGCATGAATCCTCGCATGGCAGGACTGGCACAATGACACGAGGTTTCCCTCGTCATGGGTGCCGCCCTCTGCCAGTGGCAGCTTGTGGTGTACCTCCTCCACCGGTCGCAGCAGCCCTTTCTTCTGGCACTCCTCACAGAACGGGTGCTTTGCGGCATAGCGGTCGCGGATCCGTTTCCACGCCCTGCCGTACCTACGGCGTACAGCCGGGTCACGGTCGTACTTCTCGTAGCGGCGGTTCTCCTGTCTCCCATGTTCCTCACAGAACCTCCCGTCCGTCAGCTTCGGGCATCCAGGGAAAGAACACGGTCTCTTCGGTTTCCTTGGCATCTTCCACACCTCCATCCACGCCAAAAGCCCCACAGGATTTCTCCCATGGGGCCCTCTTGACAATTTTTCATGCTATAAGCATACCACGTCCAAACAGATAAATCATCTCACAAAGTGGACATTACTGCCTGCCAAACAGCAGGGTGGTCAGTTTCTCCAGCGCCCGGTTCTTCCTCCGGTATGCAGATGCCCTCTCAATGCCGAAATAATCTGCAATATCATCCGCCGTACTGCTGCCGTATTCATTGTCCTCGTTATAAAATGCATCCAGCACATACCGCTCATCCTCGGAAAGCTCCTCCCATGCCGGGAGGAACCACTCCATATATTCTACTGCCTGGCGGTACCGCTCCCGCAGGACATCAATCTCCTCGATCCCTTTTACCATCCTGTCCTCCACAGCATGGGGATTGCGTGCATGGGGCATCCCGTCAGGCTGCGGGCTGCTGACGCCGCCCATCTTTTCATATGCCGCCCTGATCTCGTCATCCGTATTGCTGATGATGAATTTCATATTGCTGTAATCCTTCAGTGCGTCCACTGCCGCAGACCGCTTGTCAAGGTATTTCCAGATAATGCTCATAAGAACTGCCTCCAATCAGATATTTTTATTCCCCCGGATTTTCAAAGATTGTCACTGGTTGTCTCGGATTTGCACCATTCTTTTCTGACTGGAGGCGGCATTCCCGCTCATATCTTAAGGTCTGCTTTCACCGCATCGATCAGCGCGGACTGTGTCGTATCCTTTTCGGATAAAGCCTTCATGATCCGCTCATCTATGGTGCCTTTGGTGATGATATGCTGCACCACCACGGTCTTGGACGTCTGCCCCTGCCGCCACAGCCTCGCCACTGTCTGCTGGTATAATTCCAGCGACCAGGTAAGGCCGAACCACACAAGGGTGTTCCCTCCACCCTGGAGGTTGAGGCCGTGCCCGGCAGATGCCGGATGGATCAGTGCCACCGGGATTTCCCCGGCGTTCCACCTTCGGATGCTGCCGTCCGTGTCCAGCCTGGCATACGGGATTTTCAGCTTCTGGAGCCGCGCCGAAATTCTCTCAAGGTCATGCCGGAACCAGTACGCTACAAGCACCGGCTTTCCGTTCGCCGCCTCGATGATGTCCTCCAGCGCATCCAGCTTCCTCCCATGGATGGGAACCGCCTCCCCGTCATCCGTATACACCGCCCCGTTCGCCATCTGCGACAGCTTGCCGGAAAGTGATGCCGCATTGGCGGCAGTGACTTCCCCGCCGGGAAGCTGGAGGACCAGCTCCTCTTTCAGTTCCGCATACCTCGAATCCTCTTTTTCGGAGAGGTACACCGTGTACCTGGAATTTACCAGTTCCGGCATCCGCAGGTGGTCATTGGATTTCATGGAAATGGTGATGTCGGAAATCCTGCCGTATATCTGCTTCTCTGCACCCGGCAGCGGCTTGTAGGAGAACACCACCTGCCCGTTCTGCTTATCCGGCCGGAAGTAGGATGTACGGTACTGCCCGATGAACCGTCCAAGACGCTCGCCCATATCTAGCAGCCGGAACTCCGCCCATAAGTCCATCAGGCCATTGCTGCTCGGCGTGCCGGTCAGCCCCACGATGCGCTTCACCCTCGGCCGGACTTTCATCAGGGCCTTGAACCGCTTCGTCTGGTGGTTCTTGAAGGAGGACAGCTCATCGACCACCACCATGTCAAAGCCAAAAGGGATGCCGCTTTCGGAAATAAGCCACTGCACATTCTCACGGTTGATGATGTAGATATCCGCTTCCCGTTCCAGCGCCGCCATCCTTTCTGTTTCCGTCCCGACGGCTACCGAATAACGCAGCCCCCTCAGATGGTCCCATTTCTCAATCTCCGCTCCCCATGTGTTCCGTGCCACACGCAGCGGGGCGACCACCAGGATGCGGCGGACCTTGAAGCTGTCAAACAGGAGATTGTTCAAAGCCGTCAGCGTGATGCTCGTTTTGCCAAGCCCCATATCCAGAAAGACTGCCGCCACCGGGTGCGCCTCGATGTATTCCGTTGCGTATCTCTGGTATTCATGTGGACTGTATCTCATCAATGATCCCTCCAATCTGTGATTCATCATCCAGCACATACACTTTAAATCCAAGCCGCCGGAGAAGCCGGTGCCGGGAAAGCTGCAGGGGGCGGGGCTTTTCCCCCGGAGCCTTTACCTCCACAAATGCCATCTTCCCATCCGGGAGAAGTGCCAGTCTGTCAGGCACCCCGTCAAAACCGGGCGATGTGAACTTTACTGCCACGCCCCCGGCGGCCTTTACAGCCGCCCTGAATTTCTGCTCTATGGTCTTTTCCCTCATGCAGATGCCTCCAATCCTTTATTTTTCAAGCATTCTGGGCTTTCGGGTGGAGGTCGGTGGAACTTGTACCTAAAAGTCCTCTATAAGTGTTTTTTTTACTAAAAAACTGCCCTAAAGGGGGTTTATACCAAGACCTCCACCGACCTCCACCCTCACGGGAAAATACGCCCGTCATTATGCGAAATCATCCCTTATCCGGAGCCCCCGGATAAAATTCCCCGTCTTTGTCTTCTGGCGCATGAACCCTGTGGACTCCAGCGCATTATAAAAATCCGCCGTGCCTCTCGCATACTCCCCCGTCCGCATACAGTAGCTGCGGTATTCCTGGTACAGTTCGCCTGACTTCTCTCGGTATGTCTTATCACTCTCACAGCACTCGCCCAGGAAATGCCCAAGCCAGTCGTTGTCCTCCCGGTACGATTTGATGGCATCCTCCACGCACGCAGGGCAGGGTATGTGGAAGTTCCGGCTGATTGCCTTCTTCGCACCCTCAATGATCCACGCCATGATTGACGGGGCCGCCTCCGCCACAAGGTAATCAGCATAGTTTTTTATATCCCCTGCACCCTCTATCCTGGCATGGAAGGGGATCACGATTAAGCGCCGCCATGTCCCAGGGTCATTTGCGCCCACCCTCGGCAGGTGGTTGGTGTAAAGCACGAGGGTATGGCTTGGCGTAAAACTGAAAGGGTCTTTGTACTTCTTCTCCGCGAAAATCTCATCCGTGGAACACATCTGCTTCACCACGGATGTGTTCAGGCGCATCCCTTCCTCCAGCTCCGCAGCAATAATAAGCCGTTTGCCCTTTGCCTCGGCAAGTTCCGGCTTCACGTTCCGCTTGCACCCGACCGTGAGGGTGTCGGCGGACATATTCCCGCTGTAGGTTCCAAGCACACGGGCAATCGTGTTCCAGAAGGTGGACT